GCCCTTGACACGTTCGAAGTCAACCTCATAGGAGTGAACCTCAGGAGGAAGAATATAACCACCAGCAACCAGATCAGGAGCAGCAACATTACAGATAACGTTACCGAACACCATACGATTGTTCATGCCACGACCATGAGGAGAACGAGTGTGCTTAGGAGTGGCAGTGAAGAAATAGTAGGACTTAGCATCAACTTCAAGCACAGACTCGAAGAAGTTACGTTGGACAGCATTGTGTGCCTCATCGTAATAGATAGCGTCGATGCTGATCTCTGCTTCAACAATACGACGGAGAGAGTTGTAAGTGGTGAAGATCAGTTGGTGAGTGCCAACAGTCTTACATACAGCATCGTGACACTTAATAGCATCAACTTTGGTGCTGCTGTTGAAAGAAGTCTCACCACTGTGAACATGCATCACAGCAGCATTGACAGTGCCGTTGAGAGCAGACCAGAACTCATCACACAGTTGGTTTGCCAGAAGGATACGAGGAGCAACCACAACGATGGTCTGAGGGGTCTCAGCAGCAGTCAGACGGCGCTCAACATCCTTGATCATCACCAGAGTCTTGCCACCACCGGTAGGTACGATAACCTGACCGTGGGAGCAGGCGGCGAGAGCGTCAAGTGCTGCCTGTTGATGGGGGCGAAGGGTGATGGTCAAGTGTGTCTCCTGTGCTGATGAATATAGTATACATCAGATCAGGGGACCAGTCTATCCCATGTGACAGTTCCCTAACCGGCTACTCTATGTGATAGTTTAGTGAGGTTATCATTTGCCCATGATAGTCCACCACTAGTAAAAATCCAACACTGGACAAAGTAATCCGGGTCTACATCTGTAGATCTAGGAAGATTATCATCAGCAAACTCTACTGCTTCTTGTTCTGTATCAAATGTCAAGAATGTCCACTCATTTGCCAAGAATGTAGGAAATACTTCTGTATTTTCCTCATCCATGTTGTTTTTATATGCCGAATAGATCTCATTGATCTTATCAGCATCAGTACAAGCATCTGGACCCACTGTTCTGAGCACCATAACACACGAATCCATCGCTGTTGTAGATGCTTCAATATATTGTAAGAATGTATTTGTTACGATGTTCATGATTCGGAAATGATTGTGTTTATTTCTGGGATATCTGCCAATAACTTATATTTCTTGGCAAGTCTGATTAAGAGTTCATTTTCTGGTGTACCACCAAATCCTTCTGGTAGTTCATTTTCAATAGCAGCTTTCAAAACATTATTGATATCTCTTTGAATATCATTTAGTTTCTCGTTGCCAATATGACTATCTAGAGACACGGACCAATGAGCATCATCTTGTAAATATTCAGACGCTGGGGAATCTGGATAGTTAATATGCCATTGATATGGGCTCATCGGCCATCTAAAATCAGCATTATAAAGTAGGTAATCAAGTTCATCCTCAAACATATCAGGAGACTTGACAATCTCTCTTAGTTTTCTTCTAAACAAACGCCAGTTATCAATCTCACCTTCATATTCCTGGGGAGCATCATCCAGGATTCTCCAGTCTGTATTACGGAGAGTTTTTTGTTGTAGTTGAAGTCTATCTAGGTGCATTTTATCTAGATAAGGTCTTTTTTTAGCAAGTTCCAGACTTTCATTTCTAATCTTGACAGCAGTAGTAACATCTTGAGCCCATGCTGTCGCTTTGATAGCCTCAAATAACTCTTTTGCTTGCTCTAAAGTAAGTTCTTTATACTCATACCTAACCCAAGAACTCTCTTTGGTTTGAAAGTTATACTTCAGTTTCTCTTTTTCTAATCTATATGTGCCGTCTTTTCTAATGTAGAACAAAAGAATACGATCATTTCTATTAGAATATTCGTCAGGGATATTATTTAATAGATGATCATTAAGCTCTGTTGATAGTTGACAAGCTTGATAATCTAGTTCTTGAGTTCCTTCATTCTTGTGTCGAATAAGAATAAACTTTTGAGTAGCATCATATTCTAATACCGTTGGATTATCCTCTGGTACTCGAAGAGATTTAAAAACAAAATCGTCAGGATTAAATGTCATTGTCTTTTTGTTATTATTTATTTTAGTACGCTTTGATCATCCATTTCGCCCAAACATATGGAGTGATCAATCCAACCTGTTGCTGTGGTTGGAGAGATGGAGTAGGAATAATCTGTTTGTTTTGATCTAATGTAAACGTTCCAGGTAAAACTTCCAAACCAATGTCCAAAGCATCAAATAAGATTTCAATAGATTCCGTGGATGGTGTGGTGTCATACACAACACCAGGACCGGAGTTATTACCATAACTAAACTTATCAATAATTCCTGTTACACTCTCTCTTGTTAGATAATGATTGTGAGATGCTCTCTCTGCTGGTCTAAACTGATCGATACTAACGATTCTGCTTGGAATATCAATGGCGGCAATCCATTTAAATGTAGAACCGCCAGAACTTACACCGGGGAATGGAGTATTATCAACATCAATAAAACTATTGATTTCGTTATAGTTGGCACCGCCGGGTTCCAACCCGATTTGTCTGTAATCAATGCTATTCCACTCTTGAGTAATATGGTCTCCATCATAACCAGCACCCTGAACCAGCACAATACCAGCACAGAATGATGGAGACCATGCTTCGACTTCTCTCGTCCACACCCCATCGCCAGTAGATGTATCAACGGCATCATCTTCTTGAAGGGTTATACCATCAGTGATAGCAAATCCCCACAAGTTAAGGAACGTGGCGTATTCAGGGTTTTGAGGTTGAGAATCTCCAATGAAACTGGTTGTTGGTAAATCATTCTCATATCCACCATTACCATTCCAGTATACTCTTCCTTTGGTAGGAACATCAGCAACACCTGTCATCAGTTCATGAACGTGGAAAGGAACTTCAAACAATCTTGTTTCCTTCAAACTAATATCACCACGAGAAGAACCTGTAGTAATAAACTCAACAACAGAAGTTACATCAGTATATCCACTAGTTCTGATACTTGCAATGTCAAAGAACTGTGAATCAACATCTGGACTATCACCAGCAGCGTCTTCAACCTGAGGAATAACCTGATCAGACGGAGAGTTAATGGTGTCAATGAACCAAATACCACCATGAGATCCGGGATTAAAAGCAGATCTACCGGTAGTTGACTTAGTAGGACCAAAATCTGGTGCCAAGATAGGAGACGAAGCACGGGTTCCATCAATAGGACCAGTACCAACCACCTTCTTATTTCTCATATCAGGTACTCTAAATCTATTGAAGATATCTTGTCCGTATGTATATCCAATGACACTAAACAAAACAGGATAATCAACTGGATCTAATAACTGACCATAGCAATAAATGAAACCAGGGAATCTAGATGGAGGACCAACTGTGCCATCATCTAAATCTCCAAAACCACTGCTATCTTGGTTAACATTCTCTTTGAATACAGGCATAATGCTACCAACAGGTAGACCGTCAAACTTAGTTGGATACTTAGCGTAACTAACGTTAGGATCTACTCCACTACGAATAATAACATTCAAAGAACTATACCACTGACCTAGGATTGGTTCTTGTACTGGTGGCGCTGTAAATACAGTGAATGTTCCAACACCATCACCAATATACACCGTTCCTACTCTAGAGAATCCAGGGAACAGAGGAGAAGTTAATCGTGCTCTAATCTGATACCCATCAAAAGCAGGGAAGAAATCACTTGCTAATCCAGCATAAGATTGGTAGTTGCCAGTGAAAGATCCGGCTGGTGGAATAATCTCTAGTTGAATACCACTATTTTCATCAGTATAGATAGAAACACCATTTGGATCCGTGATGCCACTGATAGTTACAGTCAATACACTTTCGGTAGGATCTCCGGCAAGAGGAGTGGTAACGGATCCGAAAGTAAATGGATCCGGTGTTGTTCCGAAACTACCAGCGTTAGATACTGACCAAAATACTTCATTATTGAGCCCTGCTGTTACACCAAAGTTTACTGTCTCACCAGCAATAGCAGAAGTAGTATAATAAAGTCTAATAACATCAAACTCAGCTACTTGAATGGTACTCAATCCTGTTTGTACTCCATTTAGTTCAATCAAAGCACCGTTAGTAACTGTTAAATCAACAGGTTGACTGATATTTTGAATGTCCTGAATATTACTAAACACCTCAGTCAAAGGAGGTTGATTAACTAATGGAACAAATGATAATACATCAGGATTTAAATCTGGTTCTGCTTCTGTAGTTACATTCCAGATAACACTGCCACTATTACCAACAACAACTGAGGTAGATACCGTGTTTAGATAAGCAGCAGAGCTCAAGATTCTAACCTGTAATCGCTGCCCATTAGAAACGGTTACAGTCGGAGAAAGTTGAGGAGATTGTTGATAAGGTCCGTATACATAGATACCAGATCCTACTGGAGTTTCTGTTCCTACTCTAACTTCAGCACCGTTAGTTGCTGTTACATCTACAGTTTGGTTGATACCACCAATATCAACTTGATTAGACTCAATAAGTGTGCTGATAGGAGCACCTGTTACATCGCTAAAGATGAATGGAGTAGGAGTTGTATCTGGTGCTTCGCCGTTAGATACAAACCAAACAACATTAGATCCAGTACCAGGAGTAACTATAGCATTGTATGAAATATTATACAATGCTCCAGTAGTCATTCTGATTTGTAAGTAGTCATTATTTTGTAATACGGTGCCAGGACCCCATGGTTCAGAAAGTAAAGTTACTGGATCAGATGCTGATCTCATTTCAGCACTACTGCCATTTGTAGTAATACTAAAGTTGACAAATCCAGTAATACCAGTAATCTGAACGATTTCAGATTCTACTGTAGTAAATGGATCAACTGGACCAGCAGGAGTAAAGGAGAAAGGATCTGGTACTGTATCCTGTGGTGGCCAAGCAAGAATAACTAATCCATCAGTTTGAGGAGCACTACCAACTTCACTCTGTCCCAAGAAACTATTATCTACAGTTAATAATGCTGGGTCATAATACCATCCACCGCCTTGTCCACCCTGAGCATCAAGATCTGTAGTTCCAATAAGTCCACCAAATGAATCAAACTTTTGAGTATTAGTGAGTCCTCCTGCTCCAAATCCGCCACCGGCTCCACCGCCGCCACCACCTTTGACAGTGTTAGTCTCGCCATCAAGTCCTGCTACATTAACAACATCAGTGCCGGATAGAGTACCTCCACCTAAACCTCGATTTCCTTGCTGATCATCTTCAGGGGGAGTAGTATCACCACCTGCTCCACCTCCACCTCCACCGCCTCCAGCGATGATTAGTGTATCAACAACAGTATTTCCAAGAGCATCCAATAA